ATGCTGACCGATACGGCGATAAAGAAAGCGAAGGCCGGAGATAAGGGATATCACCTTACCGATTCGAGCGGGCTATCTATTTTCGTGACGCCAGCAGGCGCGAAGGTTTGGCGTTTCAGATATCGGTTTGCCGGTAAACCGAAGGTACTTTCATTTGATGCGTATCCCGACGTTTCTCTGGCTGAAGCTCGCCAGATGCGGGATGAGGCAAGGAAGTTGGTCAAGGCGGGCAGAGATCCGGCTGTTGAACGTCGGAAGTTAAAGGCGACACCACAGGATCCGGGCGCAAATACTTTCGAGCGGATTGCCAGAGAGTGGTTTGATATCCAAAAGGGAACTTGGTCAGCGAGACATGCCGCGGATGTCATCAAAAGCCTTGAGCGCGAAGTGTTTCCGGATATTGGGTCTGAGTTGATAACGGAAATAACTCCGCCTGATGTGCTGGACGTACTTCGGAAGATTGAAGCCAGACCGGCTGTAGAGACGGCCCATAGAGTGCGCCAGCGCATATCCGGTGTTTTCGTTTTCGGAATTGCAAGCGGAAGGTGCGTGAATGATCCCGCTGCAATCGTCCAGAAAGCCCTCTCGCCCATTCAGAAAGGGCGGCAACCAGCTGTAGCGACATTGGATGAAGCGCGGGGCATTATCGCTGCTCTCGATGCAGAGCCTGCGCATCCGGCCACTCGCTTGGCGATGCGGTTGCTGGCACTGACGGCAGTTCGCCCAGGCACGCTGATTACGACGCGATGGAGCGAACTGGAGGAGATCGATCCTGAAAAACCGATCTGGAGAATTCCGGCCGCTCGGATGAAGCTCCGGAAGGCGATGAAGGATGATGATAGGAACGATCATGAAGTCCCATTATCGCTGCAGGCCGTGGAAACACTTCAGGCTGTCCATAAATTGACAGGCAAGGGGCCGTATGTGTTTCCTAACGCGCGCCATGCCCATAAGCCGATGAGCGAAAATGCACTGGGTTATCTCCTAAATCGGGCAGGATATCCTGGAAGGCATGTGCCGCACGGGTGGCGATCTACATTTTCGACGATCATGAACGAGGAATTTCCAGCGGACCGGTTCGTCATCGATGCGATGTTGGCTCATAAGAAAAAGGATAAGGTCGAGGCGGCATATAACAGGGCACAGCATATGGCTCGGCGTGCCGTTCTGGCGCAGAAATGGGCGGATATGCTTCTTGAGGGTGCGCTTCCGGCTGATCACTTGTTAGGCGGGCGACGGAAATCAGCTCCAGCTCTGTTTGGCGCTATCCCTGAATGAAAAGAGCGGGGAATTTCCCGCTCCTTCTAGTGCCTTGGAAGCTGACTGATCCAGTCTTCGATTTCATCTGATCGCCAACGTACGCATGTGGAGCTGAGCTTTACGGCTTTCGGGAAACTGCCCTCGTTGATCTTCTTATAGATCGTTGCTCTTGCAATACCAGTAATCTTCATCACTTCCTGAAGTGGCAAGAGACGCATTGAATCGCAGTTAAGCATGGCAATCTCCCGTCTGATGTTTTGCTGGCGATGGCAAATACGCGATTTCCCATGTGGGGTGATACGGTCGCGCGATTTTCTGACCGTCGAGCTGGATTAATAGGTGCGCGCCTTGTGCGCCGATTATGGTTCCGAACTTTGGCGTTTTACAGCCAGTGTATTTGACGCGAGTGCCTTCTGAGGCCGGAACGCGATAATAGTTGCCGATGTATTCGAGGCTCATGCTACAGCCCCGATTTGATCGATGTTGCGATTGATGACGCGGTAGGTATAAGCGATGATCCACGGGTTCGCGTCCCATGAACCCTTTCCGTTTATGTGCTCCCAAAGCATCCGGAAGCTATCACGCGCTGAAGTGCAATGTTGCGCCGGAACTTCCCGACCATCTTGAATCGTGGTCATGAATGTGGAAATCCCGTAGGGAAACCAGCCGCCGTGCAGCGGTTCAACACCTTCCGCGATTGCGTCAGCTTCGCTGATATCTTGTAAGCGCTGGACCCGAACGTCGGTAACGTTCAAGGTCAGGCGCGAAGCCCAGCGCGGCATGTGGATGGACGGCTTTTTAATCCAGACGGCATAGGGATCAGGGGCGGCAAATGCTCCGGAACCGGGACGTAAGCCGTTAGGTCCATAGTGCTTGTTGGCGCAATTGGGCGGGTTGCTGTCTGCGGCGTAATGAATCGGATCCGAACGGCGATAGGCGAGCGGTGCGGGCGGTACTTCGTCGCCACCCGGCGTTGTTCCATAACTGTAACGTGTCGCAATCCACCAAGCCTCGCGTACCCAGAGGCGGTCGCCAATGGCATTAGTTCTTGGCCAGCGATAAGGTTGATCATTCTCATCGTAGGCGCTGACAATTCCGCTTTCGACAAACGCTGGCGGCTCATCGCACCATGCGTCCAGCAGGCGTCGTGTCTGCGTTTTGCGCTCGTCAAGATTGGCGCGCACCATCGGTGCGCTGAACAGGATCGGTCGATCAGCCATGACGGGCCTCCTGCTTGGCGTTTTCACGATCGAGGCGCTCTATTTCTGCGAGAATAAGAGCGCCAGCTTTCACGAGATCGCGACGTGGGTTCTCGTTGTCTGGCTTCCACCATTTCTTATTAAAAGGCCAAAAGTCCGGAACAAGGTCCCATCCATTCCCTTGCGAATAAGGGTTGATGGCGTCGGCGGCGTGAAGTGCGTAGGATGCTGCAGCAGCTGCTAACTCGCCAGCATCGTGTTCCAAGTCATCATGTTCCGTTGACCAGCCCTCTATGTCGATCTGTCGTTGACGCTCGGCGAGGATATCGTGCGTAGCTTCGCGGGCCAACTTGCGCAGCGACTGATAATCGTCCGTCTTGTTGGCGAGATTTTCAGCATGGCCCTCTGAGTGTGGATACTCAATCGGAACTGCCCAGATCCGCGCATCCATCTCGACCTGAGGGACTTTGGCTTTCCATTCTTCAATCTGCTTATTGAAGATATTAGCCATCCGAACGGCAGTGATATAATCGGGCGTAGCGATTATGTCGTCCGGGCCATGAATATTTACGCACCACAAAGTTTGAGCCTTAGGTGTCATACGACGTCCTTTCTGATGAATAACGAAGCGGATTTCGTCGGCTTCGACGGCGCTTGCGCTTGAATATTCAGGGATTTGAGAAGATTGCGGCTGTCAGCCCACTGGGCGTGACCGACCCATGCGGCAAGGAACCGTTCCAGACGTTTGTGTTCGCCGCCTGCGCGATAAGCTTTGATCTTGCGGCGAGCGCGGATCACGCTGTCGCGCCGCAACAGCTTGTGTGTAGGCCAGATGCGATAGCCGACGAAGTTTGCTCCTCGGCTTGCGGGCTGGATGTTCCATTTGGAAAAGCGCAGGCCGAGCTCATCACGTGACAGGTCTTCAATGGATGTGCGGACCTTGCGCAGATGCTCGGATGAATGGCCGAGAACGACGATATCGTCCATGTAGCGATACCAGTATTTCTCGCCCAGACCCTGTTGCAGATGTCGGTCGACAACGCCGCCATAGATGTTGGCGAAGATCTGCGACAACAGGTTACCAATCGGCAGTCCGATTCCGTGGCGGGGCAGCATGGCCTCGATCAGGCGCAACGTTGCCTTGCAGGATATCTTCGCCTCGATCAGTTGCCAGAGCTTGGCATGCTCTATGCTGGCAAAGTACCGCGAGAAGTCAGTTTTCAGGATGTAAAGAGGCTGATTGCCCTTCGTGAGCCTGCGCATTTCTGACTGCACTGCAATCGCCGCCGCATGCGTTCCCTTGCCGGTTCGGCAGGCGAAGCTGCGCGGCAAAAGGGTTGCTTCGAATATCGGCCCGACGATGGCGCAAGCCGCATGCTGTGCGATGCGATCCTCGAACGGCAGCGCCGATATCATCCGTACCTTTGGATCGTAGATCTTGAACTCGCGCGGTTGCCCTGGTCGATACGTGCCATCACGCATCGAACGCGCCAGATCCTCAAGATTGAGGATGGAAAACTCGTTATATTCGAGAAAGCCCGGTGTCAGGCGCTTGGCGCTCGATGTCAGCCGGTAGGCATGACGCATGTTTGCGTCTGATGTTATCTTGTCGATCAGGTTTCGATATTTCTTGCCCATGGTATTGCCCCCGCAATGCCGGTCGCGGGTTTCGACAGCGTGATCGCTGCTACTCCCCGCTTTACCGGACCCCGTAATGTATTCGCCTAAGCCGGACGCTCGGGCCGACCACCCTGACAGTGATGTGCTGCCATCGGAGGAAGATGACCGGAAGGGCCGTGACCGCTGCCGAGTCGTGAATGGGGTGTCGCTAGCGCCGCGCGCACCGATGTTCTCGTTCGAGTTCTCGGCCCAGTTGTCCAAGTTCGCGTACCGCGAGCCCGCGTTCGATCCGTTGATCCACGAGCCGCCAAAGATGGACGGGCGCAACAGCGTCATGACCCCGACCGCCCGTTGCTTTTTGCAGTTTTGATCCACTGGCCGAGCATCGCTCCTGTCTCAGCGATATGGCGAAGCGCCACGCGATGCTGATGATGGGAAACGAATTTCAGTTTGGGACTGGACGCAAAGCGCAACCAGAAACGCAGCGTTGCCAGATTGGCGTCTGCTGCATGAAGCTTTGAAGCCTGTTTTGACTTCGCTGCCTGATAGAGAAGGCCGACTTGATCGAATAGCAGATCAATCATCTTGTCCCGCAATATGCAGTGGCGGCGCGGGCTGGCCTGAATGATCGGATATAGATAGGCGACGGCGCTCTCGAATTTTTCGACAATCGCCAGATCCTGCGGATTTACAAATTCATCTCGTGTCATGACTGGCGATTGTCCTCTTTAGGGAACCTGCGCTTTCGCGCAGGTCAATCAAGCTTCAGGTGGTCGCTAGCGCCGCGCGCACCGAGGCTCTCGTGCGAGTCCCCGGCCCAGTAGTCCAAGTTCGCGACCCGCGAGCCCGCGTCCGAACCGTAGATCCACGAGCCGCCAAAGATGGACGGGCGGGGGTCTTCTGGATGGCCGTCTGTACCCCACTGCCACATGGTGCCGGCTGCATCGAACAGGCCCCAGCGGCTGACAAAGCGGGCGGCGTCATCTTCCAGAGATCCGGTGAGAGTTGGTTCATTGTCGCGCGATGCGCGCTCTTTCACACCGTATGCGGCTGCGAAGAACTCTTCTGCGCCAAGCAGACGCTTGCCGTGGTGGGCGTAAATCTCGCCAACCGTCGCGAAGTCGCAGCGATCATGGGTGCCATCGCCATTGATGCGCACTGGACGATCACGTCCATCGGCAATCGTGACGCCATGGGCGCTTGTGCCGTTCTTCAGGTAATCGACACCAAGCAGATAAATGTCAGCCCAGAACAGCTTTCCAGATGCTGTTTCGACAATCGCCATGCCGCGTGGATCGGGACAGGAAGGGCGGAAGCCGACATCCCAAAGCGAATATGGATTGATAGCCGGAACGCCATCACCGCCGTTGTTTCCGGTGGCGTTGCCGCTTGGTGCGAAATGGAAGCCTGCGAACGTTTTGCCGTTCAACGGGTTTTCATCGGCAACCTTGATATAGAGTTCGCCCATGGCGTTAATGCCGATTGCATAATCCTTGCCGGGGATAAGCAGATCCGATGCAATCTGAGTATCCCGACCAAATGCAATTTTCTCACCATCAATCGTAATGACGGTGCCGCCTCGGATCGAAATGCTGTCCAGTTCCTCGACCTGAATAATTGGTCTGCCTGTTCGTGGGCGCTCAATGGTAATTGCATGCGCTGTCTTGGCTACTGTCACTGTCGTCATGGTGTTTGACCTTGTTTGAAATGAAAGGGTGAATTGTTCCGATGGGCCGACGCTGTGTCGCGTCGGCGAGACCCGCGCTTTCGCGCAGGTCAGGCAAGTGTCAGGTGGTCGCTAGCGCCGCGCGCACCGAGGTACACGTCCGAGTACTCGGCCCAGTGGCCCAAGTACGCGTACCGCGAGCCCGCGTCCGATCCGCTGATCCACGAGCCGCCAAAGACGGACGGGCGCGGATCCTGCGGATCGCCATCAGTGCCCCATACCCAAAGGTTTCCCGTTGCCTGCATCACGCCGAAACGGCTTGTGCGGGCGGTGTCGAGGCCGGTTTTTCTGGGATTGCGATCTGCGCTGGATCGTTCCGTAACGCCGAATGCGGCGGTGCGGAATTCATCGTAAGTCAACAGGCGTTTGCTATGGCTGGTGATGATCTTCGTGGCAGCGTCAAAATCCAGTCTGTCCAGCGTGTCTCCGTTGGCAATTTCCTCGCCGTAGCGGCTTGTGCCCAGATCGGCATGTTTGGTGCAGAGCAGATAGATATCTACCCAGATGGATTCTCCGCTGGCGAGATTGACGCGGGTCATGCCGCGTGGGTCTGGGCAAGCGGGTCGAAAGCCCGCGTCCCAGATTGAATACGGATTGATTGCCGGAATACTGCCGCCACCGCTCCGTTCCGCTGCGTTGCTGCCAGGAGCTAAGTGGAAGCCGGCGAAAAGCCTGCTATCCAGTAGGCCGTCTGTCACATCAACTGCAAATGGGTTGCCATTCGCATCGATGCCGACGCCATACTCACGACCCGAGTTTGACGGCTCGAACGGGATCGGCGTTTTCGTGTGAAAGGCATGGCTGACGCCATCAATTGTGATGGTTGTTCCAGCGTCAATGCTGATACCAAAAGCGCCGTTGGCAGTGAGGATGGGCAGTTGGTTCTGGCGCCGGATGGCAATTGTCTGGATTGACTCAGCAGTGGTAGTCGTCATGGCATAGGCCTTTGGTTTTGTTGATCGTGAAAGGTGGGAACTCATTTCGAGGAACGGCTCTTCGCCGTTGATCTGTGTCACGGCTCAGCCGAAAAATATCTGCGCGCCAAGGGCAAAGGCGGCTGCACAGCTGGTGCCGAAAATCGCCAGAGCCAGACGGAATGCCGTGTCGCGATCTTCGATCTGGTAGTTGGTTGGCAGGCTGAAACCCGCTTCCGTACGGAACTGTCCGTCGTCATACGTGGCGACGCGCATCAAATCTTCGGTCTTACTCACAGCGTGAACTCCCGCCGTGCCTGACAGGCGGAAATATCTGTCGGGCTGATTTTCTGGAATGTGGGGACGAGAGACGGTCGCTTGATCAGATCCGTACAGGGCTGACCTTCAAGTGCATCAGCAAACGCTGCCACAGCCTCAATCGGCGCTGCGTCCCATATTTCAATCTGAACATAGCTCGAACGGTCGCCATCCATGACGCCATGGAGCGCTGCACGCTCGGCCTCATTCAAATTGCGCCACTTCTGGATATCGTAGTCACCGAACAGAATGCCTCGCGAGGAACCGCGCTGCATGTGGCCAACGGAAAATCCGTGTTCCTCCAGCAACTGTTCTGCACGCCGAACGGCAGCGAAGTCGCCTTCGTCCGTCAGTCTCGCCATGAAAATGATGTTTGACATAGGTCTCTCCGCTTGAACTCGGAGAACCAGCTGCGCCTTCTACTCTCAAACACTCCGGCGCAGCTGGCTTCCGGTGGGGGCGAGGTAAAAATGCGCATAATGCACAATTCTGTCAACTAGAAATGTGCATAACGAGCAAAAATGTGCAAAGTGATTTGAGGCGAAGCCGCGAAATCGCTGAATCAGTGGGGGTGTGGAAAAGTAGACTAGCGCGCATAATGAGTCGGAAGCTTCAAGTATGTTCTTGAAGTGTTCTCATCGGTGAGTCATCATTGCGTAAGCGTAAAGGGGGAGTGAACGTGAATTTCACAGAGGAAATTCTTAAGGAGTGGGAGAAAATGTCCCTTGACGAAAAGCGATTGTTTATCGCTTTCTGGACGCAATCAAAGTGCGCAGCAGGGGGAGCATCGCCTGCTTGTCTTCGTCGGTGGCTTCGGCAACTAACTGATTAAATTCTTTATCAATTTCATTCATGGGATCGGTGTTGGATGCTATTGGGCCAACTCCTTCACCGGTCAGTAACCAAGCTTCACTCACTCTATAGGCTTTAGCGTACTTTGAAGAAACGCGACTTATGCCTCGATTGCCTTGTTCGTGCTGGGCATACGAATTGTAATTCCAGCCAAAAAAATCACACGCGCTCTTTGCGGTTTTGAATCCGCGAGCAACACGAGCCTGTTCTAGGCGCTTTGCATATTCAGGGCGAGTATCAATCATGGTTTGCATATTGCACACTTTCAATGTGCGTTTCGCCTTGACAAGAAAATGTGCCTAATGCACATTCTGGCGCATGAGCGAAACAGTTTTAGATATTCCGGCCATTAGGAAGGCGCTAAACCTAACCCAGTCTCAGTTGGCAGACATGGCGGGGGTTAATCTTTCTACGGTTTGGCGTTGGGAAAATGACGGGGTCCCCAAAAGAGGGCCTGCGCGTGCATTGCTCGACCGTCTGAAATCGGAAGCTTTTGGTATTGATAGTTCGCCCGCCGGTTCCTCTGCGGGTGACGCTGGAGCGTCTTCGCCAAACTCCGACGCTCCAGCAATTTGTCAGGGTAGAGCAGAGGTAGCTCGCTTGGCTCATAACCAAGAGGTCGCCGGTTCGAATCCGGTCCCTGCAACCAGTTTCAGTTCGTCCGGTACCTCCTCCCAGGCGGACGAAAGTGCCGGGGCGCAGCATTCTCTGGCTGGCTGCGCTCCGGCAACTATTTCCGGAGATATGTAGATGGATGGCGTTTGTTATTATCACATCATCATTTCTTTGGTCGCGGCCAACGTTGCATCGCTTGCCGCCCTGGTCGGCCTTGCACTGCATCGCTCTTTCGTTTTGACCAAGCTTTCCAAACTGCATTTGGAGAACGTCGAGCTGCGCCGCAGGGTGAGGGTTCTTGAGCGTCCATTGTCCGTGAGGCTTCGCACATGATCTTGAGAATGGCGCTTCCAACTGTCTTGCCTCCGTAGCTGTTCGTCGCCCAAGTCGTATCGGCAGGGCTGACGCTTTTCACTGAATCCTTTGACGACATTTTTTCCTTGACGCTTTCGGGGAGGTTTTCGTGCGCACAATTTCAGAACAAGAACAGCGCTCTCTCAAGGCTGCGACCGACGGCGCTTATGTGTTGGGAGGCGGGATTTCCTGCATCTTGCCGTTCACACGCGTCGGGGTTTCCACGCTGTCGAAATACGCGTCCTACAACGATGAGCATCGCGACAACTTCATTCCGGCTGATATCATCATCGAGATCGACCGCCGCACGAAATCCCCGGTGATCGTGCGCGCCATGGCGGCGCTTCTCGGTTTTGACCTGGTGCCGATTGCCGGTGGAGCGCCAGATGCGCAAGCAGATGCCGAACCCCTCACGGAAAAAGATGCCCATCGCGTCATGTCAGAAAGCATGGATGTGTCGCAGGCAATCCTACATGCGCTTGATGATAACCGGATTGATGCGCTGGAGCGCCGAGGCATCGCCAAGGAGCTGCGCGAATCCATCCGTGCGCAAGAGGATGTACTTCGCCGTCTGGAGGTATCATGACCTCCCACGCTCCGATGAAATACCTGAAACATAACGGCGATGGCTGGAAAATGCATTGGCGTCATTCTGGCAGCCGCTTTGGCTGCGACCGTTCGCGCCGGATCCTCAATCGATTTCCTGAAAAAGCAGATGTGATAGCGCGGGCAACCGTTGAGGCTGGCTCGCGCGTTCGCGTCGGAAAGGCAGTTCGTCATGCCTAAGAAGAAAGCTGATTACGATCCCTGGAACCCCGAGCCAATCAAGCCAGCCAAGCGCGGTAAAGCGGCGGCGGCTGAGCCGGAGGATCACGATCCTGAAACTGGTGAAATCCGTGATGTGGATCATACCGGCGATGACATTGCGTCTGCTGCCAATACCATAGCGGCAGGCCAGCTGCGCGCTTTCATCGAGCGTATTGAGCGACTTGAGGAAGAAAAGTCAGCAATCGGCGGCGACATCAAGGAAGTTTACGCCGAGTTGAAGGGCAGTGGCTTCGATCCGAAGATTGTCCGCATTCTCATTCGTCTCCGCAAAAAAGAAGATCATGAGCGTCAGGAAGAGGAAGCAATGCTTCATCTCTACATGGACGCGCTTGGCATGTCGTGAGGCCTTCCGATGCTCAAGTTCATCCTGAAACACGACCTCTTATTTGCAGCGCTTCTTGCGTCTGCCTGTGTTCTGGCGGCAGCTTCTCCATTTTTCATCGTCATTTTTCTTGCGGAGGTCCATTGATATGGAGCCGTCAAATTTCAACGTAACAGTTCGCTTGAATGCCAAGGCTTATGGAAGCCTTACGTCGATGGCTGTGAGCAGGGGCTACAAGCCGACTGCATTTGCGCAGATGCTCTTCGATGCAGCCTTTGCGGCTCGCGTTGGTCATGAGCGCGGCGTCCCGGTTTCAGATCGCGAGCTGGATCTGCATGTTCGATTTGCTACGGCATTGGCGGATGGCGTTGGCGCAGCAACCTTGGAACGGGCTGTCCTTCTGCTGGAGGGACATCGCGCAAAGGCCGCAGCAGCAACGGCTTCACGTGCTCGCAAGAGCGGGGGGCAGGCATGACCCACGAGCTTGTCATCAAGATTGCAGATATCGATGTGCGTGATCGTCTGCGCGACGTTGACGCTTCGAAGATTGATGCCCTTAAACAGTCATTTGCCGAATTGGGCTTGCGCACTCCAATCACGGTTCGTCTGACTGGAGATGATACGCTTCCATACTCCTTGTCGGCTGGTGCTCACCGTCTGGAAGCTGCTCGCCAGTTGGGCTGGGATGAAATTCCGGCTTATGTCCGCGATGAAAGCAAGCTTGACGCCGAATTGTGGGAAATTGATGAAAATCTCGCCCGTTCTGAGCTGTCGCCAGCCGACAGGGCAGTATTCACATTCCGCCGTAAGGAATTGTATCTACAGAAATATCCCGAAACTGCGCATGGCGGCGACAGGAAATCAAGTGGCCAAGTTGGCCACTTGATCGACCGGCAAGAGCGTAAAAGCTTTGTCGCTGCAACGGCGGAACTTTCGGGAAAGTCTGAGCGAGCAGTCAGGCGGGATGCAGATCGGGGAGAGAAGATTTGTGAGGCCGCTATCCGTCTGTTGCGGGGAACCCGTTTTGATAATGGTACGACACTAGACAAGCTCAAAAGGTTGCCCAGTGACGTTGCGCAGATCGCCCATGTAGAGGGCTTGATCGCCGAGGATCGGCGTATTGCGGCTGAAAATAAGCAAGCGCGGGCACACTCGCAAAAAGTTAAGCACGCCGTTCGCGTAGCAAGAATGGCCCATATTGCTGAGAAAGGTGCGGCAACGGCTCCGCAAGAACTGGGGCGGCGATATTCAATTTATTACGCTGATCCACCGTGGAAATATGAGGTCTGGTCCGAAGAAACCGGCATGGATCGCAGTGCGGAAAATCATTATCCGACGATGGAAGTGGACGAAATTATTGCGCTTTTCCACCGGCTGGGGATCGCGGATCCTGAATATCCGGGGATCATGCTTCTGTGGTGCACGAATGCCGGACTGAAAAAGCAGGGAATGCGTGTTCTCGAAGAATGCGGCTTCGAATATGTGCATCACTGGGTTTGGGACAAGGTTCATCAGGGCAATGGCCATTGGGGCTTTGATTGCCACGAATGTCTATTGATTGGCAGGCGGGGCGATGTTGTAGCACCACTCAAAGGGACTCAGCCCCGCACGATCTATCAGGAAGCAAAGGGCGGACACTCTGCCAAGCCTACCTACTTCGCTGAAACGATAGAGCGCATCTGGCCGGATCTACCAAAGCTTGAGCTGTTCTGCCGCTCGCCACGTCCTGGCTGGGATTCGTGGGGCTATGAGGCAAAGGTGGAACAATGACCGGCGTTGCACCCGTCCGCGCCGGAGATCGCGGAAAAACCATATATCTATCTGGCCCCATGACGGGATTGCCGGACTTCAACTATCCAGCGTTCCACCGGGTCGCGCGCCAACTTCGAACCGGCGGGCACTACGTCTATAACCCGGCTGAATTCCCCTATGACGGGTCCATGGATGCATATCCGATCCGGGATGCGATGGCGGCGCATTGCGCGTTTCTTTGCCAGTGTGCGGATACCATTGTCCTGCTTTCGGGTTGGCAGGCGTCCAAGGGAGCGGGAATTGAGGTATCGCTAGCCCGATATCTGGGCCTGAATGTCGTCGAATGGCGAGGTGCGGAATGAGTGCCGACGCCATGAAACTTCGCAAAATCCGGGGCAGGCTGGATGCGCTCGCCGGGGCGCAATGGTTCCGCTCGGCGGATGATCGCGGCGAATTTCTCGAAGCAAAAACCACCAATGGCGAGTTGAATGAGATTGCACGGTTTCATCCCGGCGCGCTGCCGGAAGAGATCGACTTCCTCGCCAATGCACCCGACATGATGATCTTTCTTTTGCGCCTAGTGGATCGGGCCATAGCGAAGGCGCGCAAGGATGCGCCGCGCCAGCAAAGCCAAAACAGGCGTGATGACTTCGCGAGAGACGCCGGGATCAAGTGCAATGACGCGGCGTTCAAGGTGTTTCTTGAAGAGAAGCATGGCCTTGAGAGGCCACTTACTGCCGAAAGGGCAGCGCAGAAACTGCGCACGCTGCTCGGCATCACTTCCAGAAAACAACTCAATGACAATGCCGCTGCAGCGGAACGGTGGCGCGGCTTGCGCTCCGATTTCGAGACTTGGAAGAGGGTAGGTTGACGATGGGACATCCAGTTAATTTTCAGGGCGCGAATGTGGTGCTTAATCCGCCCAAAGGGGATGACAGCGTCCAGCCGCTCCACACCTTCACAAATGGCGTTTTCTGCGTTTCATGCTGGGAGCTGTCGCCCGAGGAACTCGCGGAAGTGAACCGGACTGGTCGTGTGTTCCTTTCGATCATGTCAGGCCGGACGCAACATCCCGCGTTCGTGGGTGGCGAGGATGCCGTGCGCTCCCTCGTTGTCGATTTCGGCGGTGTCTGGGCGCGCGGGAAAGGCGGTTCGCAATGAGTGGTCCGCGTCTTTCCATTATTCCTGCCCGTGCCGCCACAGACAAGTCGCTGAAACCTCGCGACTTGCAGGTGCTTTGCGTCCTCGGCAGGCATACCGATGATCTGGGTTGGTGTCGGCGCAGTCAGGTCAAGATGGCGGATGAGATGGGCTGCGCGCGCTCGACTGTTTTTGAGTCGATCAATCGCCTGATTGATGCTGGCTATCTGGAGCGGCACGTTCAGGAGTCAGATAGCGGGCGCGACAGTGCTCACCTCTATCGCGTGGTTCTCGATCCGAAGCATCCAGATCCAGCCAGCATTTCTGACGCCGATGAACCCTGCCGCTATGTCGGCACCCCTGCCGGTATATCGGCACCCCCTGCCGCTCTAGAACCGGCACCCCCTGCCGGTTCTGGACCGGCACCTATTAACGCCCCCTCTTTAACAACCCCTTTGAACGAAGAGAAAAAAGAGCGCGAGCGCGAAAATTCGGAAGGAATTGAAAATCAGGCAAGGTCATCGGGTGAGGATGATCCGAAAACCGCTGCATTCGAACGGCGGGTAATCAGGTTCTGCAACGGCGTGGGCTACCATTCCGGCATTTGGCCGAAGTGGGACAACAAAACCACTCTGGATTGGATCAAGCGCCAGTTTGCAGGAATTTCACCCGAAGAGCGCAAGCAGGCTGAGCGTTGGCGTGATGCCTATCTCCTCGATGCTGCTGAGCGGAAAGTGAAGCCGCAGCCAGTCGGTACGTTCTTCCGCGACAGGATGTGGAATGCGCTGGAGCCGGAAATTATCTTGCGAGCTGAGCGCGCTGCAGCTTTGCTGAAGGCCAAGGAAGACAGGGAAGCCAGTCAGCGACCTGCGGGATGGGCTAAGTGCTTAGGTCCCGTCGGTATGGCGCGATTGTTTGCCTTCCTGCTCGACGGCCCATCTGATCCTTCCATGGTAGGCAATTTACCGATGACGGATTGGCAACTGAGCAAGGCGTGGCCTTCGGTGCATGGCTTCAAGGTTACCATGCAACAGAAGAGTGGAATTGTCTTTGGCAAGCGCTGGCACGATCTGGCTCAAGCTATGGAGCCAGTCCCTCAGGATACTGACGTACTGGAGGCGTGGAAGGAAGAGTTTCGCTCCAGAGGCTGGCAATGGTTGTCAGCGTTCGACGGTGCGCCAGTCGTATTCTGCCCAAAGGGCGGACCTGATGCGCTTTATAAATTTGAATCTGCTTTGAGGGGATTGGGTGAACATGATGGCAATTGACCACAAGCAGATCGATGCGGCGTTATCAATGCAGCTGACTGCTGACCAGTGCAGGGCTATAGACAAGGTGCTTTCAGAGCGCCGACGTATCGCAAAGAAGAGAGCAGCTGCAGCGGTACGGGTTCGCAGCGATTCGCCTTGGGTGATTATTCGAGTGTCTGGAAGCGAAGTTTCTATTCGTGATGAGATGCATGAGGCGGGTATAGAGGTGCTTGTCCCCATGAAAATGGGAAAGGAAATTCGACGCCGTGGCTTCGTGATTCCGCCTAAAAGCAAGCCTGTTTTGATTGGCTATATCTTGGTCAGGTGCGACCTGTCATATGAGGCAATCGAAGGGATATTGAGCTTTGATCGCGTTGTCGAACTGCTTGGAACATACGACAGGCCATTCCTGATGGATGCCGATAAAGTCATTGAATTCAACAGGAAGGCGGAGGAAGGTGAATTTGATGATGAGCGTCCAGTATCGTTATTCAGTCATCTTCGGAAGGTGCAGATTGTTGATGGTCCTTTCGCGGGTTACACGGCTGAAGTGGTGACGCCAGTTGGCGCAGGAAGTGGTACCGCGGTCGTAGAGATAATGATCTTCGGAAGGCCGACGCCAATGAACGTCTCTCTTGCATTTCTCAAGCCGTTGTGAGTTTACTCTGTCACGGATTATCCGATGATCCTGCAGTGAGCCTCTGAAAACGCCTAGTAAGCGGGAACGAAAGTTCCGGGGTCGGTACACCGGTCGGACCCAGCCTTGACAGTCTCAATCCAGAGACACCGATTCAGGGTCAGTGCGTAAGCCATGTCCAGATTTCAATGATTAGTGAGCGCCCTATGTGGCGCTCTTTCCATATGTATATGAGGGTTGCAATGACCCAAAGGATCGAGCGCGAACGTGATGCGGGTGCGCCTTGGCGTAAGTGGTACAAGACCTCGCGTTGGCAGAAGCTGCGATGGTCAATCCTCCAGCGCGATCTATTCACCTGCCAGATGCCTGGATGCGGACGCATCGAGGCCCAGACTTCCAAATTGGTATGCGACCATATCGACCCGCATCGTGGTGATGAACGCAAGTTCTGGGATGAGTTCAATCTGCATTGCATCTGCAAGACATGCCACGACAGCACGAAGCAGCGACAAGAGCAGTCGAGCCTGCATCATCGTGGCGTCTGGGATTAGGAGCGATCATATTGGTATCGAGCAAGTCTGACGAGATCGTCATTGATGGTCGCGATCTTCTTTCAAGAATTCACATCGGGCTGAAGATGCCTCGCATGTTTGCGGTTCGCATGACTGTCGCGACATGGCTGTTCAATTTGGCCGGTCGGGTTAGCGGCATGAGCGTGATCGTTGAGGTTGATGACGATGACTAAGGTAATGGAAGAGCCGCTCAAGTTTCTCGGTTGTAATATCCAGAAGATCAATCCGCTTCCCGGCGACGTGTTCGTGTTGATGGCTGATGAAGTCCTTAGCTCCGATTCCTGCCAATCTATCCATGAGACATGGTGCAGATGCTTCGAAGACACTCCACCGAAGCTGATCATTCTGGGAAAAGGTATGAGACTGGGCGTGATCGGTCGCGAGGAGCTGACCCGATTGACCGGGTGATCGTGAAACATCGACCGTGAAACACATCAAGGGGGGGCGGGTCAAAAGTCAGAAGCCCTCTTCATCCCAGACCCGCGTCCCCCTCACGCAGAGGTTTTTTTCCTGTCATGAGTGATTTTTCCGGCAAGTCGGACGATGGAAAGCTGGAAACCGACCTCTTCGGCGCTCCTATCGGGCAGATCAAAGAGCGGTGGGGTAGACCATCGTTCGCAAAAAGCAAAGAAAACCAAGAGCTTGTGGCGCTTCTGAAAGCTGCCAATTGGACGGTTTCCCGCATCGCCCGTCATTTGGGATGCGATGAAAAGACTTTGCGAAAACATTTTTCCCGCGAGCTTGAACAGGGCGCGGACATTATCGAGGCCATGGCTTTGCAGGTGACGCTCCAGAAAATGCGACAGGGCAACTCGGTTGCGACGGGTCGTATCCTCGACATCACCGAAAAGGCAAATCTCACGATTCCGCCAGCGAAACCGAAGTCGGCGACCGACGATGAGAGACCAGGTAAAAAAGAGCAGGCGAATATCGATGCTCAAACGGCTCATCAAGACAGTGAGTGGGGAACGATCCTGCAATGACAAAATCTCTTGATGAGCTTCGTTCGTCGGGCGCTCGCTGGAATTTTGCTTGTCCGGACTGGTTTGAACGCCTCCAGGCGGGTAAGTCTCCAATCCCAGATTTGCCGCTCGACAAGGATAAGGCAGATCGCGGTGAGCGCATTTTCAGCAAGCTGCGACTTCCTGACGTTGACGATAAACCCTTGCTGCGCGATGCATGCGGCCAGTGGTTCAAGGATATCGTCCGCGTCGTCATGGGTTCGGTGGATGATGATAACGTCCGCCATGTCTCCGAGATTTTCGCACTCGTAGGCAAGAAGAACTCCAAGACCACCTATTCAGGCGGTCTCATCCTCACACTGTTGCTGGCGAACAAGACGCCGCGCGCCGAGATCCTGTTCGTTGGTCCGACACAGGAAATTGCCGACACGGCGTTTCAGGCCGCCGTCGGCATGATTGAGGAAGATGAGGAAGGGTTCCTCCAGAAACGTTTCCACGTGATGGAGCACAAAAAGACCATCCGGGACCGGGTGACGAAGGCGTTTATCAAGATCAAGACGTTCGATATGAAGGTCATGACCGGCTCGAAACCCGTCATCGTCCTGATTGATGAGCTGCATATCATGGGTTCAATCCATTATGCCAGCCGCGTCATTCGCCAGATCCGGGGCGCACTGGTCCGCCGCAAGGATAGCCTGCTCATCATCATTTCTACGCAGAGCGATGAGCAGCCAGCCGGTGCATTCAAAACCGAGCTGGAATATGCGCGTGGGGTTCGGGACGGCAAGATCACCGGCAATGTCCGGATGCTTCCAATCCTGTACGAGTTCCCGGAAAAGTGGCAGGTCGATGAGAAGAACAAGCCGTGGGCCGACCCGCGTAACTGGCATCTGGTCATGCCGAACCTTGGCCTGTCGCTCGATATCGACACGATGGTTGCCGATTTCGAGGCAGAGCAACACAAGGGAAGCGAATCCGAAATCATCTGGGCTTCGCAGCACCTGAATGTTCAGGTCGGTATGGCGCTCCATGGTGACCGGTGGGGCGGGGCGGATTTCTGGCTGCAAGCTTCACAGCCAAAAGTGACGCTCGATTTCATTCTGGAGCGTTGCGAAGTTTGCACCGCAGGCGCTGACGGCGGTTCGCTCGACGACTTGTTCGGCCTTGCCATATTCGGGCGCGAGAAGGTGACGCGACGTTGGTATGCATGGTTTCATGCCTGGGCGCATCCTATCGCGCTGGAGCGCCGCAAGGAGATTGCCGAAAGGTTGCGCGATTTCGAGAAAGAGGGATCGCTTACAATCAGCAAGGACACGACCCAGCATCTGCGCGAGATTGTTGCCATAATCAGCAGGGTCAAATCGTCAGGTCTGTTTCCTGAGAAAAGTGCCATCGGTATCGATCCCAACAATATCGCAGAATTGGTCGATGAACTGGCGCTTGCCGGTATTGATACCGACAAGGAAATGGTTCGGCTGCGGCAGGGTTCGTGGCTCGCATCCGCCGTTTATGGACTTGAGCGAAAGCTGGAGAACGGTTCGATCTGCCACGATGGCAGCGAGCTTATGAAATGGTGCGTCAGCAATGCCAAGGTCGAGCGCAAGGGTAATGCCGACATGATCACCAAGCAGAATGCGGGAATCGCGAAGATTGACCCGCTGATTGCAGGGATACATGCGGCAATTCTCATGAGCTGGAACCCGGAAGCTTCGGGCGGACACCTCAATGATTTCCTCTCTAACCCGGTAATGGTCGGAGTCTAATGGCTAATCGCAAAAAGACGCGAAACCGGAAGCCCAGCTTACCGGCCAATATGACGCGCGAGGAAACCATCGCCAAGGAACGTCGGCTTACGCTGAAAAACGGTTCCGGCTGGGCGGCTGCTTTCGGAACCGGCAATCACGCCGGCAAAAGTGTGAACCTTCATTCCGTGTTGCAGCTTGCCACGGCCTGGGCATGTATCAGGCTCACGGCGCAGGCCGTTTCCTGTTTGCCTGCTGCGATGTACGAGAAGCGCGGAAATGATGACCGGGTTCGCATAGACGATGACCTTTCGGACATCATTTGCGATTCACCGAACGAAGATCAGACGGCGCTGGAATACTGGGAAACGATGGTCGCTTGGATGTCGGCGACCGGGAATGCCTATTCCGAGAAGGTCGAAAACCGTAGCCGCCTTGTGGCACTTCAGCCCATCGCCAGCACACATTGTTCGCCGTTTCGCGATAGTGATGGCGTGCTGATGTACAATGTCAATGATCGCGGCAAGATGGAAGTGCTTCCACGTGAGAAGGTTTTTCATCTCAAGGGATTTGGTTTCGGCGGCGACATGGGGCTGTCGCCGATCCAGTTCGGAACCCAGTCATTCGGTTCGGCAATCGCGCTCGATGAGGCGCGCGGCAAGCTTTACGGGAACGGTTTGCAGGCAAGCGGCGTCCTGTCATCTGACAAGACGCTTGACAAGGATCAGCGCGAGCAGCTTCAGGCGATCATGGAAAAGTTTGTCGGTTCGCGTAACGCTGGCAAGCTCATGGTTCTCGAAGCCGGTCTGAAATATGACCGCTTGGCGCTGTCGCCGGTTGATGCGCAAATGCTGGAAAATGCCCGCTTCAGCGTCGAGGAAATGTGTCGTTGGTGGGGAATGCCACCAATCATTATCGGCCATGCGGCGCAGGGTCAGACAATGTGGGGATCGGGCGTTGAACAGATCCTGTTGACATGGCTGACGCTCGGTATCGATCCGCTATGTGATCGCATCGAAGCTCGTGTGAAAAAGCAGCTTATCCGGCCAACCGGCAATCGCCGTCGCTATTTCGAGTTCAACCGCGAAGCCCTGCTTCAGATGGATAGCAAGTCCAAGGCGGCGTTCCTCTCGACCATGACCCAGAACGGCCTGATGACCCGCAATGAGGGCAGGGCGAAACTGAACCTGCCGCGAAAAGATGGCGGCGACGAACTCACCGCGCAAACCAATCTCGCCCCGCTTCACCAGCTCGGCACCGCGAACGATAACAATGCTGCACGCGCAGCAATGCGGGCTTGGCTGGGAGTACAGGCAGAGCAGAGCCAAGAAAGGCATTCCAATGACGATGCGTAACCTGCCTTCCGCCAAGGTGAATGCTCGACCTGGCTTAAGGTCGGAAATGGCTCCGTCGGCGCTGGATCGCTGGAACAGCGGTGTGAAAGCTGCCAGCGAGGATGACAACACAATTTCCATCCTCGATCCGATTGGCGAGGACTGGTACGGGAATGGCGTCACATCCAAGCGGGTTTCTGCCGCACTGCGCGCCATCGGTAAGAAAGACGTGACCGTCTCGATTAACTCGCCCGGTGGCGACTATTTCGAGGGTCTGGCGATCTACAATCTGCTTCGTGACCATCCCGCGAAAGTGACGGTCAAGATCGTCGGTATCGCCGCCTCGGCTGCATCGGTGATCGCCATGGCCGCGGATGAGGTCCAGATTGCCCGCGCCGGTTTCATCATGATCCATAATACATGGGTCGTTGGGGCAGGGGATCGTCACGCGCTGCGCGATATTGCGGACTGGCTTGAGCCGTTCGATATGACCGCCATCGACATTTACGCGGCTCGCACCGGCCTTGACGAAAAGGACATCGCCGGGATGCTCGACCGTGAAACTTGGATCGGCGGCGCTGATGCCGTCGATAGAGGTTTTGCTGACAGCTTGTTGTCGGCAGATGAAATCGAGAGCCGTGCCGCACAATCGCTCGATGAGCGACCAAAAGCGGCTGCCCACAAGCTCGATACACTTCTTGCAAGGTTGAACGTGCCGCGATCCGAGCGGCGCGAGCTCATCCAAGCTTTGAAAGGCGGTAAGCCCAGCGCTACCGCAACCGGCATGCAGGACGCTGCCGTTATCTCGGAGGTTTCGAACCTCCTCGCATCCCTGAAATCCATTTAGGACAGCCAAGGAGGCTATCATGTCCAAGCATTTCATGCCGTCAGTTGCACTGGCGGCACTCATGGCCGCACGTCCTGCCGGTATTATCGGTACTGTGCGCAATGAATCCCAGAACATTGAAAAACTGCTCGGCGAAGTGAAGCAGGAACTTGAGCGTGTCGGCAGTAGCGTCAAGCAGACTGCCGAGGAGGCACTGAAGCAGGCGAAGGAATCCGGCACTCTTACCGCCGAAACGAAACAGAAGGCTGACGAACTTCTGATGGCACAGGGGCGGCTTTCTGCGGCTCAAGACAAGCTCACCGAACGACTGGAATCGCTCGAAACCAAGAGCACCGATATTGAGCAGAAACTTGCCTCACGTCGTGGCGGCAACGCGGATCAGTCCGCTAAGTCTCTCGGCCAGATGGTAGCGGAATCTGATGAGGTGAAAAGCTTCATCACCAAGAGCGGAGCCAAGGGCGCTGTTCGCATTGTTGTACAGAATGCCATTACTTCGGCCACCGGATCGGCGGGCGCACTGATCGTGCCGGATCGCGACCCGGAAATCGTTGGCATCCCCCGGCGCCAGATGACCATTCGTCAGCTGCTCTCGGTTGGGCGCACCGAAAGTAATTCGATTGAATATGCGCGTATGGTCACGCGTACAAATAATGCGGCTGTCGTTGCTGAAGGCGCGCAGAAGCCGGAATCGAACTATGTGTGGGAACAGGACGATGCGCCGGTTCGCACCATCGCTCACTGGGTTCCGGTTTCCCGGCAGGCAATGGACGATATCCCGCAGCTGCAAAGCGAGATCGATGGCGAGCTGCGCTATGGTCTGGATTACGTCGAAGAGGCGGAAATCCTCAAGGGCGATGGCACCGGCCAACATCTGCATGGACTTGTTCCGCAGGCGACGGCATATGCCAATCCCGGTGTTACCGTCGTAAATCCAACCAAGATCGATATTCTGCGCCTCGCAATCCTTCAGGCCTCGCTTGCAGAATATCCTGCTGATGGCATCGTCCTGCATCCGACGGACTGGGCTGACATCGAACTGACCAAGGACGGTGAAAACCGATACATCTTCGCCAATGTCATCCAGCTCGCCGGTCCGCAGCTTTGGGGCCGTCCGGTTATCGGAACTCAGGCCATGGATCTCGATGAGTTTCTTGTGGGCGCATTCCGCATGGCTGCGAAAATCTGGGATCGGATGGATACCGAAGTTCTGATCTCGTCCGAAGATCGCGACAACTTCGTCAAGAACATGCTCACGGTTCGTGCCGAAAAGCGCCTGGCGCTTGCGGTCAAGCGTTCGGCCGCTCTGGTGACGGGCGATTTCACAACCGCCCTCACGCCAACGCCGTAAGCTCCAAGCTTTTGGCTCATCAAGGCGGGCAGTGGAAACTGCCCGCTCTATGAACCAAAGGAGAAGTTCCATGCACCTGAAAGCAATCCGTGGCAGTTTCGGCGATTTTGGTCGCGTCCAGAAAGGCCAGATACTCCAGAATGTTGCAAAAACTGTTGCCGAGAAACTCATCAAGAGCGGCGCATATGTTGAGGCGACGGCTAACGACATCAGGGCCGCAGGCAACCGCACTGAGCTGGGCATTCTGGATGCCAAGGCTCTGTTGTTGAAATCAACCACCGCGCCGGAAAGCGATCTAGAGCGTGATCTTGCCAATGCCAAGGTTGAAATCGAGGCTGCGAATGCCAAGGCAAAAACGGCGGAAGACGCTCTCGCACAGTTCCGGACGGAAGCCGAGACGGAAATCAACAATCTGAAGGTAGCCGTTTCTGAGGCCTCGTCTGAGAAAGACAGGGTCAAGCTCGAAACCGATAGTCACATCAAAACCTTGGAAGATGATGTGGCAACGATTTCCAAGGAATACGAAGAGTATAAGCAGGATGCCGAGGCGCGCATTGCTGACATGGAAGTTGCGGCCTAGGCGGATCGCGAGGCGCTGGAGGCCTTGACGGCTCCGAAGCCGCAGGACGGGGCGGGCGAGCCTCAGAAGAGCAAATCCGACAAGTAACGGGTAGGGATAATGGATAGCCAAGTCCGCGTTATCACGGCTCCAGAGCCGGTTGTTACTCTTGAGGAAGCCAAGCGGCATTTGATCGTCGATCATGATGATGACGATGACCTAATACGTTCGCTTATCGCGTCTGCAACCATGTGGTTAGATGGGCCGACGGGCTGGCTTGGCAGATCATTGGGGGTGCAAACTCTGGAACTGCGGGCTTGCGACTTCTTTTCGCTATCCTGTCAGTTTGATATAATTCCCCTGCCTTTCCCGCCTGTTCTGGAGATCATATCGATTTCCTATCTAGATTCGAACGACGCCTTGGTTGTTCTTCCATCGGGTCGATACGAAGCAACACTTGGTGGCGTACGTCCTCTTCTCGGCAGTTGGCCCAATGTGGGCGATGGTCCCGAAGCTGTTCGGATTCAATATAGGGTCGGTCAGGCTAGAGCCGACCCTAACGATCCGGATAGATGGATTGTGGATGTCGCCTCGCCGATCAAGACTGCGATACTGATGCTTGTTGCTCAGTGGTACGCCGTCCGAGAGGCGGTGTCGTTGGATACCGGCTTTGAAAAATTGCCGTTTGCAGTCGAGGCGCTTTTGCAGCCCTACCGGATATATCGGTGAGGTGATCTATGACGAAGTATAAGGCTGGACAACTATATCAGTCCGTCACATTCGGTATAGTGACAAGGGTTTCCGACGGGCAGGGTGGTTTCACGGAAATTCCTGAAACTGTCGCTACACGAGCGCATTTTCGTTTTTTGCGAGGTGGGGAGGTTGTTTTGGCGGCTCGCCTCAGCGGAAGACAGCCCATTGTCGTGACTGTTCGCCTTAATTCTCAGACGCGACGAATTTCTATCGACTCTACTATGCGCGATGTTCGGACGGGCGTTCATTATAACATCCGCTCTGTTGTTCCGACCGATGATCGACAGTTTCTGGAAATCACGGCGGAAAGCGGCGTGACCATCTAAGGAGAAAACCATGCCTTGGGTTCGGTTCAAAGAGGTTTTCAACTTTCCGGCCACACCAGCCGTCACGCAACGATATCCAGCGGGCTTTACCGGCAACGTCACCACACGGTGCGCCAATATGGCGGAAGCGCAGGGCAAGATCGAGCGCATCAAAACACCACGAAAGGGCGAGGCTCTCATTGATGGCGATCAAAGCGACAATTCAGGGGCGCGAGGCGCTGAACCGGCGGCTTCGCCAGTTGGTGCCCGACGCGGAAAAGAACGCGGCTGAAGCAAAGTTGCAGATTGCGAATGAAGCAGCCAACGCAATAGCCGCGAAAGCGCCCATCGGCCCAGCAACCGATCCCTTCACGGGCAAGCCGAGGCAGGCCGGGAAATACCGGGCCAGCTTCAAGGGCGGATTGCAGCGCGATAACACGGGAAAGATCGGGATCGGTCAGACCCGTTCCAAAGACCCGGATGCTGCGGGCGTCTATGCCGAATATATCTGGCGCTTTCTCGAATTTGGCACCAAACCGCACATCAATAAGGGTGCCGCACCCGGAACCCATCATCCCGGCACAGCGAAGCAACCGCATATCTTCCCGACATGGCGAGCCATGCAGCGCAAGGCCAAGCGCCGTGTTCGGGATGCGATCAATAAGGCCGTCAGAAAGGCAAGAGGCAAGTAATGGCTTCACTCAGCAACAGCTTGCAGATTGCCGTTTATAACCGGCTGCTGGCCTTCTCTCCGCTGACCGATATCGTGGGTACTGGCGTTTACGACATGCCGCCGCTGGAAGCCGCATACCCGTATGTGACGCTCGGTGATGAATATAACTTTCAGGATGATGTCACCTGCAAGAAATCCTATCGGGTCTATTTCCAGGTGGAGGGATGGTCTGACCATCGCGGCTACAAGGAAGTGAAAGAGATTGCCCAAGCCGTGAATGACGCGCTCCACAAATATCCGCTGGATGTCGCGGACTATAGGCTGATCAGTCTTTTACGCATCAAAACCGAGTTTATCCGCCAGCCAGACGGCATCCTGTCCCATTCTGTCAGCGATTTTCTGGCTTACATAGAAGCGCTCTAAGCGCCGATCCCCTCACAACTTGACGCAACTGAACCCGGTTCGATGGTAGATCCGGCAATAGAGGACTTTTACCCATGGCTGATGGACAGCAGATTGGCCGCCTTCTCCTGATCAAGATCGGTGACGGCAACATTACCCCCGGCCCGGAGACCTTCAAGAACCTTTGCGGCCTGCAAACGACATCCTTTAACATGTCGGCCAATGAGGTCGATACAACCGTTCGCGACTGTCTGAACCCAGCCGCAACGCCTCAGAAGACGGCAGAGCCGGGTATCAAGAACCGCACCTTTACCGGCAATGGCAAGTATATCGCTGGCGCGGATAGCTCAACCTTCGTTCAGCACGTGATCGAAGCTACCAAGTTCAATGCTCAGGTCAGCGTTCCCGGCATGGGCACATTCACCGGGCCTTGGTTCGTTTCCGATTACGAGCTTTCGGGCGAGGATGAAGGTAACATGGATTTTAGCGCCACGTTTGTCGCCGCTGGCCCGCTCACCTTCGAAGCGGAGGTATAATCAATGGCTGAGAAGGAGTTTCCGCTTCCGGTCAACGAAGCACGTGGCGAGGTGGCCTTGTGGGTCGGTGATGTGCCTCTTGTCATCGCCGCCGAAATGGAGGGGCTTTCTGTGCTCTCCAGTCGGCTTGAGTGCAAGTCGCTCCACGACCTTTTCACTCGGCTATCTGCCACGGAAGTATCAGCCACGCGGGCCGCTCTGCCTGCTCTGGCAGTAAAGGGCGATGCCTCCGACGCTCTCAAGGTTTTGAAGCTCAAGCACTTCAAGGCCATCGCAGAGGCATTTTCCAAGGCTCTCTCCCATCATTTCGATGATGACGAGGGAAACGGCGCAGCCGTCAAGGGGAAGAAGTAGAGCAACCTCTCCCTTGGCGGCATTGGCAGAAAACCGCCTATGGTGCCCTACGGTGGACGCCAGACACGTTCTGGCGTTCTACACTCACGGAACTGGTCAACGCGATTGACGGCTACTGTGAGGCCAAGGGCATCAAGAAAAAGAAGTCAGGCGGACCTACCGACGGCGAAATGGCATGGCTGTTGGCGAAGTACGGCTAGAACAGTTCGGGATGTTGCTCTTGGCACATGCGCCGTTTCAGTTTTGCCAAATCGGCGCTTTCACCGTCAAAAGGTCTCGGGCTGTCCCGATATGCCTTGCATCGTTCAATTCTGTCATCTTGAGCGCGTATGGCTTGCATGTCTGAGGCGGTTTTCCACTCGATGTAGTGCGACCACACGAAGTAGCTGCCGGTGAGGATGATCACCAAGCAAGCAGCCGCCACCAATGCCTTCAGCCAATTGTCCATGATCATCTCCAAGCCTGCCTTGTGCAGGTTTATTTATAGGACGCCTTTCCCATGGCCGACAAGACAGACGATCTGATTATCAGTATCAGCACTGACATGGCGACGGTGCGCCGAAGCCTGAAGAAGCTCGAAGCTGATATATCCACGTCCACAAAAGGCGTGGTTAAGCAGTTCGAAGCCATGGGCAAAGGCATTGATAATTCGATCACGACAGCGATGCAGTCACGCGTCAATGAAATGGTAGGTATCGGTACGCAGGCGTCGAAGCAGTGGACCGGAGCGCTTGCCCAGCAAGGCGTGGAGCTTGAAAAGCTGCGCATGCGTTACAATCCCGTTTTCGCGGCTGTTCGGCAGTATCAGGAAAGCGTCGTTGGTATTCAGCAGGCGCATCGGCTTGGTGCGATCTCAGCTGAAGAAATGACTTCCGCCATCCAGCGCGAGCGCAAGGCCACGCTGGACAGCATCGCGGCAATCAAGCAGCGGAATGCTGCCGTTAAGTCTGGACCCGGAAGCTTTCAGACGGCAAACATCGCCGCACAGTTTCAGGATATCGCCGTCACCTCTGCTATGGGCATGTCGCCTATCCAGATTGCGCTTCAGCAGGGAACTCAGCTTTCAGCCGTCTTTAACGAGATGGGCAAAGGCCGCGACGTGATCAAGGGCATTGGCGCTGCGTTCGCATCGATTATCAGCCCGGTATCTCTGGTCACGATAGGAGTTATCGCAGCCGGTGCCGCCCTGGTTCAGTACATCACGACGGCAGACAAGACGAAATCCATCGACGAGATACTGAAGGAGCATGCGGCGATCATTCAAAGCCTTGGACCTGCCTACGACAGTGTTTCCAAGAAACAGCAGCAATTCATTACACAGTCCAAAGCTCTGACCGACTTGCGACTGAAGGCCATCGTTGATGAGGCTCAAACCACTTCGTTGAAAGAGGCCGAGAAATCCATCGGGAATTTGGCGAAGTCGGAAGGCTTGGCTCTCCTGGGTTCCAAGTTCGAAGCGGCTCGCGCTGCAATAGCCAAGTTTCAGGCATCGGTGACGGCGGGCAAGCCAGAAGTCACAGCATTTCAGGAGGAAATCACTCGTCTGCTTAAAGCTGGTGAAATAACGGAGAAAATAGCGTTCTCTCTCATCACGGCGACCGATGAAGCGCAGAAGGCCGAGGATACCTTTGCTAAGCTGACGAGCAAGACCGATGAGGCAGGATATGCAGCGCAGAAGTTTGCCGACGGTCTCAGCAAGATATCATCATCGAAAGCACGGGATGAGCTTCAGCAACTGTTCGATAAGACGGTTCAGGGCGATGGTCGCTTCCGTGATCTGATTGACGCGATCAATCGGCTGGCGATGACGGTTCCCGATCTCAGCGAACATCGAAATGAACTGATCAGCCTTGCGGAGGCCGCGCTGGCTGCTCGCGCCGCTGTCGATGGTTTTGCCAAGACGACGCCGAAGGGCAACCGGGAACCGGGTCTTAGTGATGCCGCTTTCAATCGCCGTTATGGCGCGAATGACGATATCGTCAACAAACTGGAAAGCCAAAAGAAAGAACTCGAAAAGAAACCGAAGAAGTCATCAGCAGAACGACAGGCTGAGCGAGACGCGAATGCGTACCGCGATCTGGTCAAGTCGGCACAGGATCGTATCGACCAGCTTAACCTTGAGGAACAGCTTGTAGGCAAGACTGGCGTTGCAGCTGAGACCATGCGCATGAAGCTGGAGCTTCTTCAGCGGGCGCAGGATAAAGGCCGCTCTGTCACCGAAGCCCAGCGGGCTGAGATTGATAAGTTGGCGACTTCCTACGGAAATGCGGCCCAGAAAGTCTCGGCTATGCAGATGGCCGAAGAGTTGCAGTTCGAACGTGCCCAGTTGTTCCGGAACCCGACTGAACAGCGCGTTGCAAGTCAGCTGCGCAATGCCGGGATCAGCCCAGACAGTGAATATGGTCAAGCAATTGGCAACCAGATCAGGCTCAATGAACAACTGGCGATCGGTCGGGATCGGGCTTTGGACTTTGCCCAAGGTTTGGCGAACGACATCCTGAATAGCGCCGATGCGGTGGACATTCTTCGAAACTCAGTCAGCCGACTAGCGCAAATGTTGATCGAGATGGGAACGAATAGCGCCATAAATGGCTTTTTTGCCAATTTCGGCGTTGGACTTGGTGGAGGAAGTTTCGCGCCTAATACCACGCTCGGCAACTTTCTCAAGGGCATACCTGGCTTTGCGACTGGAACAAATTCGGCTCCGGGCGGACTGGCTCTGGTGGGTGAACGCGGGCCGGAACTGTTGAACATCCCTCGCGGCGCTCAAGTCATTCCGAATGACATTCTGGGTTCTATCGCACGGGGCGGCGTCTCAGCGCCGCGTGTGCCTTCCATTCCATCGGCTGCAAATTCCAATGGCTCGACCGGCGTTCACGTGACGCTTGGATGGTCGAAGGACGCGGACGGCAATATCGCCCCGATCATTCGGGATGTTTCTCAGCAGACATTCAAGCAGGGGATCAGCGCCTATGACCGTGGCGGGGCCGTAAGAACCGCTCGCGATCTGCGGCAGGTCAATCAAAGAGGACTGGTAAAGTAATGGCTGAAAGTCTTCCTACCGGCCTGAATTATCAGGATACCCCGCTGAAGCTCGTTCGCAGTGTTTCGACATCGCGCTACGGGCAGCGGGTCATATCCTTTATCGAGAATGGAGACCCGTTCTGGCAGTGGACAGCGCGCATCATTTCCTTGACGCCAGCACAGCGCCAGAAGCTTGAGGCTTTCGTGGATCGCTGCCGGGGCGGTCAGGTAACGGTACTCTACACGCCGAAGCATGCCTGCATTCCTCAAGCCTACTGGGGCGATGCGAACAATCCGGCGATTACTGGCACGGCCTCCCTTGCTGCGATCAATGGCAATACGCTGACCTTTAACGGCGTTGCCATCGGTCTGAAGCTCATGGATGGCGACCTGATTGGCTTCTCGATAGGCGATTACAGGTTCATTGCGCGGATCGTCGCTGATGCGACGGCGGCAAGCACAACCTTGCAGGTGAAGATCGAGCCTTTCTTGCCGTCCTATATTGGCGTTGGTTCGACAGTTCGTTTCAAGGAGCCTGCCATGAACATGCGGCTTCTGCCGAATAGTCTGGATATCGGTGAAGGCTTCTATCCAGACGCATCATTCCAGCTTGTGGAGGTGCCCAAGTAATGGCGTTTCCAGCACGATTGCAGCAGTTGCTTGATGAAGGCAGGGCCAAGATCGCGTCAGCCGCAAAGTTCGAGTTCGGCACCGGCACTTACGGCTTTTTCTCAGGGAAAGGCAGTCTGGACTATTCCGGGCTGACCTATCACGGAAACACGCTGATCGATATTGACGAACCACGCTATGCGCTCGGAACCGCTGCCCAGCCAATAACGATGAAGCTGCCCGCCGCTGCCGATTTCGGCCTCACGCCTGACAAGCTCGGCCAGATCGAACAGGAAGACTATAAGAACCGTCCTGTGACCTTCTACGACTTCTATTTCGATCCAGACACGAATGCTTTCCTTCACGCTGAGCCTACCTGGTACGGCTATGTCGATACCATCGATCACCGGGAGGAAAGCGAGGAAATCTGGCTGGAAGGTCATATCGAGACAGGCGCGGTCGATAATTTCCGCGAGGGTTACCGATACGCATCCCATGAGGATCAGCAGTTGGTTTCTCCCGGCGACATGCTTTTCGAGTATGCAGCGAGGATCAAGAATGAGTTCTTCAAAATCAAGTTCGGCTAGGGTTCCCGGCTGGGATCGGGCGCTGGAGGATTTGGCAACCGCTCATGTTACTATCCTGCCTGAGTGGGGCGTTTCAGACTGCCTGATGACGGCAGCGGACGCAATCAGGGCAGTGACCGGGGATGACCCTCTCGCGCCAATTCGTGGCAAGTACAAGACTGAAGCCGGTGCTGCTCGCAAGATGCGCGCCAATGGCTGCGAGAACGTCAAGGACGTGTTCGAAAACTATCTTCAGCTTGAGCCAGTCAATCGGCTCTCTGCCCGCCGGGGCGATGTCGGGGTGATGCTGATCAATGACGAGTATGTGGCCGGGTTCATTTGCGGCTCTGGCTTCGCAGTCAAGCAGCCGCATGGGCTTACGTTCTTTCCGGTGACCGACATCGAGCAGGCCTACAAGGTCGGCAGCTAA